TTGCTATCACCGATCACGGTCCGGACATGGCCGATGCACCGCATTACTGGCACTTCGTTAATATGCGCATCTGGCCACGGATCATTGATGGCGTGGCGATTCTGCGCGGTATCGAGGCCAATATTAAGAACCAGCAGGGCGAGATTGACTGCTCCGGACCGATGCTGGAATCGCTGGATCTCATTGTGGCGGGCTTTCACGAAGCGGTTTATGCGCCGCGCGATCTGACACAGAATACCGAGGCGATGATTGCCGCCATGGCGGGCGGGCTGGTTCACATCATTAGCCATCCCGGCAACCCAAAAGAAAATTCTACACACTAACCTATGTCATTGTTTTTAAAAAGGTAGTGTAAAGTATGGTACAGAAAATATACAGTTACATGCGTTGGTCGTCCGCTATCCAGTCTGAAGGTACAACAAAGGCAAGACAAGCAGCGGCGGCAGTTGCTTATGCTAGACAAAATGATCTTGAACTTGTGGAACTTGTTGACGATGGTATATCGGCGTTTAAAAGTCTTAACACAAGATCTGAATCTGCCCTTGGTAAGTTCCTTGAAGCAATAGATCAAGCACTAATCCCAAGCAACGCATACTTATTCGTTGAATCGCTTGACCGTATAACTCGTGATGAAATAGACATAGCTCTTGAATTGTTCATGGGTATTCTTCGCCGTGGAGTAACTATTGTAACGGGCATGGATAACAAAGTTTATACACATGCTGGTATCAAGGATAACCCGATTGACCTGTTAACGAGCATATTACTTTTCACTCGTGCTCATGAGGAATCAAAGACAAAACAGAAGCGTACTAATGGTAATGCGTTGGCACTCATTGAACGTTTCAATAGTGGATTACCCACGACAATTAAATCAGTAGGATCACATCCGTGGTGGATTGATGCCAGTACTCCTTATGATAAAGCAGTTAGGATGCATCCAGTATTCTGGAATGCTGCCCAATTCGCCATGAATCACTTTCTTGAAGGCATAAGTGCGTTTCGAGTCACCAGATTACTAAATGAAAACTTCCCTAAGCTTTATAAAGAAAAAGATTGGATTATTGCCAATGTTCGTAAGCTACGCATTAATCCTGCTGTATATGGTCTAAGAGTGATAAATGTTGATGGTAGGAATTATGAATTACGGGGTTATTTCCCAGCGTTGATTACAGAAGGACAGTTTTACCGACTCCAACAAATAAGAGAAACAACAAAGTATCTAGGGCAAGTTGGTGATGGTGAAAAGAACAATATCAATTTATTGGCGGGTATGCGTATATTCAGATGTGGACATTGTGGATCTACAATGATGGCTATGAGACACCATGATACGATACGTTATCTGTGCGAAAAAGGGCGTGGTAATAATCATGACTGTAAAACATGGTCAATGCCTGGAATCCTAGTTGAACATACTTTAATGTTGGTAACTACCATTGCGTATATAGATATACAACGTAATGGTATTGGTGATAAAGACGATTACACACAACAGATACAAAACATAGAAAAATTGATTGAAGATATTGGTGTACGTATCAGTCGTGGAACTGAATTGATTCTATCTGGTTTAGGTTCGATTGATGAAGTAAAAGATGGTTTAGTAAAACTGGATAAAGAACGTAAGAATCTTAATCTTGAATTGGATGTACTACAACGTAAACAGTTACTTGCTCAAGATAATACCTCAGAAGAACTTATGATGAACTTCTTTAACTATGCTCAGTATGGGGTACTACAAGATCCAGTACATGAGTATAGAACTAAACTACGCGACATAGTTAGAAGTAGTATAGTAAATGTGAAAGCATGGAAGTTTGATAGAAGGCTATATATATCATTCCAGATTAAAGGATTTGATGAGTATTTTAATTTTGGTGCTGGTGCTACCCCTTATGATTGGGGGTGTTACTTTGGTGATTTACCATTTACAGATACTTCAAGTGGTGACATTGAAGTACCAGAAGATAAGTTACAGGAAGCTGTACAACGATACGCAGCATACCAAAAAGCAAGTATGGATATGTTAGATCAAGCTATAGAACTTCTTCGGGTAGTTCACTATCCAGATTTAGATAGTAGATTATTCTGGCCTAGAAAGTAAAACCCATTACTAAAAAAATCCGCAAAAGCGGATTTTTTTTCGTCTTTAAGTTGTTGATTTATTCGAGTAATCATCAGGTTGTTTTTTTGTAAGTCATTGAAAAAGATCATTTTTTGTTGACGAAGCATTATCTATCCGGGACAATTACCCCGTAAACAAAATTCTCTGTAACAAGCTACCTTAGCTGGCCCATAAATCGCCTTTATGGGCATCTTTTTACTAAATAAATTACTAATATAATTAATGGATACCTCTATGAAAAAAATATTATTAGCTTCAATGATTTTACTAAGTGTTGGTTGTGCCTCTAAACCAGTAACTACTTCATTTGATTGTGCTACAGATTGCAAAACTGAATTAGCAAACATGCAGGCTTTTACTTCTAAGTTTGCCTACTATAAGATTACTAACTCGGACAGTACAGGTTTCTCTGCAAGTCGCAGTGAGCAGGAAAACTTTAGTTTCCGTTCTGGTATGGTAAGTAATGCCTATATGAATGTATGGATTGAAGGCCGCAAAGTGAATGTACAGGCTATGAACAACTTCACTAACGATCCTGGTATGGTTGCATCACTACACAATGCGATGACACACGATTGGCAATCTGAGAAAGTACATCCAACAGAACGTGTAGTGATTGATGAAAATGGCTATGTAGATCAACTTTTCCTTAACAACAGGTCGTACTAATGATTGGATGGTTAATAGTTTTATCATTAATGTACTCATAATTAGCCCCTCATTTGAGGTTTTTTTTCCTTTGTTGACTAAATACAATAGTTAATCAACAAAGGAAAAGATATGAAACTGATTACTGAATTCCTCATTACCTCACTACTATTCACATTCTTCTTCATCTTCTACGCAAGTGGAGCATTCATGGTGCTAATCCCCATTGTAGTAGTATGTGTAATACTGAAAATCATCAGTCACATGCCATTTATGAAGAAATATTATAATTTAAACACGATTTCAAATCAAAATGATAAATAATATAAAGAAATGGGATGAATGATAATTTTTGTCCTATAATATAGTCGAAAGATGAAACGAAAATATTTAAGCTGGTATAATATCAGTAAAACCGCAACTATCCGGTCAGCATAGTAATACATTATATCAATCTCCGAGAAAGCCCCAGTGCAATGCTGGGGATTTTCTCATTCAAAAAAAGGGCTAATTTGTATAGCAATGAATAAAACAAAACAAATCAATGTGCGTTTGACTGAAGAACAATTAAAGGTGCTTCAGTCATTAGTGGATGACGGCACAGTAAAAACACAATCCGCAGCAATGATGTATCTAATCAACCAATACGCAATATTAGGTAAAAAATAAGTAAGTAGTAAGTACTTCACGGATTGAAGTACTAGAATCAAAAGGATAATTGATATGAAAATTTGGAAGCAAACTAAGTATGTAAACATAATCGCAAGTACAGATGGTGAAATTTATAATACTAAGACAAAAAGATATTTAGGTAAGAACGCAGGTACTAATGAGTATTGTAAGGTTGGAGTAAGAGATAGTAGTGGGATTGTGAGAACTATAGAAGTACATCGCATCATTGCCGAAACATTTATACCTAAACCTAATAATGACCCCACCTTAGTAGTAAATCATATTGGTAAGATTAAAACTGATAACAGAGTATGTAATCTTGAATGGATTACACCATCACAGAACGTTACTGGTACTCATGGTGGTAAACAAGAACCTAAATTAACTAAAGTACAACGTGATGAAGTTATTCAATTAGCTAGGGGTGGAATGTCTATGATGAAAATTACAGTGTATATGAATGCTAAGTACTCACGTAATACATCACGCCAGACATACACAAGAGTAGTTAAGAAAGGATAATAAAAAAAGTCCGGTAATGTTGGAAGCACTACCGGACAGTTTAAGAGAATATAATGTATAGGTATTTATAATGGCCGGAAAAAAACAAGTTTATGACAACAGCCCGTTTCTTATGATAGCGGGTAACTTCAGTAAGTACAGTGACCTTACACCAGAAGGTAAGGAGATAGTGGGATCTATCATAAGTAAGTGTGCGGGGCGTGATGGATACCCTGTAAGTAAGGTGTATTACGTCCTGTATAACTGTACCAGTATTGACCGTGACGCAGTGATGTACTGGCTACAACGGTACTATGCCGAACGTAAGAATGAGTCATTACCTAATGACAACACAGCACGTAAGTTTCTTACTATCACTAAGCAGCTTTCAGCCGCATTTGTGGAAGCCCACAGTAAAGGCGTACAACTGTTCAAGAAACAGAAGGAAGGACACACATACATGACTCCAGTACAGAAGTACAATGTAGATAAGATGTACAACTCTGGTGCCTCAGTACAGGAAATCATTCAATTTCTACAGGAAATCACCAATGATGATGCGAAGTAATAACTTCGCAAGATGGGCATTTACTTCGCAAGATGGGCATGTTTTAGGGCAATATGGTACTATATATAGTGTGTAAGTACTTGATTTCACTACAATGTGTAGTGGTGGTTGCCATCTTGCGAACTATATTAATATTAACCCATACCCATTTATTTTGAAGGTGATGAAATCGCCAAATTAATTTATTGAAGGTCAAAGGCTCGTACCTCGCATTTGACCTTAAAAAACAAATTAGAGATTAAACTTTGCGTTTTTTCTCCCGCTAGTCGAAAACAACGCCCGTTCTTTAACTCGCTCTCGCTCAGACAGAAATTAGTACTATCAAAGTAATTGGACTTAGTAATTGGGTTAGTACTTGAGTTAGTACTATCAAAGTAATTGAGGTAAGAAATCGGAAGTGAATAACTGTCAAAATAACAAAGTAAGTACTATCAAAGTAATAGGGATAAGTATATTTAAGTCGCCACGCAGTGAACGCCGCAGGTGTGAATGAGTCCCGAACGCCAAAGGAGGCAAATAATGAAAACCAAATGGTCAAAACTACGTAAGCACATCCACCAGCAAGGGGGCCGCTCTGACGGCCTCTATAATGCTCTACCGAAGAAAGTACTTACAGATACACCAGAAGTAGGGCCAGAAAGAAAGGACGCCATAATTGATTACATCGCGTTATATCGCAGAGATAAAAATAAGTGGCCTACTGTAGCACATCTAAACAAGAAGTTTTGTATCTCAGCAACTATGAAGTACTACAAAAACTTAATGGTGAATAATAATGATTAGAAAAGGCAATGACTACTGATGAGTATGTGGCTGAGATACTACTAGTACAGCAAATAGTTCAAGCATGGGTAGCTAATGGTCGTAAGATGAATGTTGAACCACTAAGTATGTTAGTAATTCCAGAGAAAAAGACTACTAAGAAAAAGAGAACTAAGTAGAAGTAAGGTAGTATCAGAAAAGGATTGAAGTAATAAGAAGTTTTTCAGATACTCAATTTAACAAATTCATAAAAACACCAGTTCTTAGTAACACTTGAGGACATCATCCTATGAGTACTATCAGCAGTAGAATACTACAACTTCTTGTAAATGAAACAAATGTTGCCCAGTACGAACAACCAGACGTTGCACCATTGGTACGTAAGATTGAACTTGCAGATTTAGACCTACTTGCACGTAACATTCCAGTATTAAGGGAACACGTTGTAGCAGTACACGAAGCAGCAGAAATAGAGGCAGAAGAAGCACGTAGAACGACACGTAAGAAGCTGGAAGACTTCCTAAAGGCAAACAATGAACTTGGTATAACCTCAGTTGAAGAACTGCTTAAAACGCTTTCTGAAGAACCTCAGACGGTATCTAAAAGCAAGAGTAAGACTAAAGCATTGAAGGATAACAACAGTAAATTCACAGTAACCCTTATGAATCCCGAAACACAGAAGCATGAAACGTTTCCGGTTATCAATAAGATACTATCAAAGAAAATTACACAACATCCGGCTTACCTGGCACTAGTTAAGAAAGACAAGTCAATGACTGATATTGATAACTTCTTGCGTGCCTTTAGTCCAGAGTACGTGAAGAAATATCCAATCAATGCAAAGTACAACAAAGCTACTTTCCACATTAATGACCAAGGCAAATTAAATAAACAATCTCAAGAGTACTATCAAGAGTACTTAAAAACACACCAGAAAGCCACTGTAGACGAGTTCCGAACCTCTGTGAAAGAGTCATACAAGAAAGTCGATTGACACCACTCAGCCCCATACGGGGCTGTAGTTAATCTATTGAAATAGTATAGAAAAAAATATTTTTATAGGGAAGTTTACTGATGATAGATGGGTTAATTACTAAAAGTTACGTTTTGAAAAGGTGGGTTCTTCGTTCTTTTTAATTTTAAAAAACAATGGTTTTTTGTCGGTCATTGCTTCCCATGAAATATAATAAGCATATAAGAATAACAAAAGGAAAAAAATAAAGTATAAAGTTTTATATCCAAAAGGTACTATATTAATACTTACAAATGCCAAGTTCCAGAAGAAAGCACATACCCAAAGTATGTTTATTATAATTGAAACATAAAGATTCACTCTACTTACAGATGGTTTAATTCCTTCAAGATTTAAAGAAAGCTTATAAAGATCACCTGAAATATAGTATTCTAGTTTATCTAAGTTCTTTTCCCAATTTTCTTGCCAATACTTGCTACCTTTATTAGCACAATAAAAAGCTAGGCCGAAAATGAAGCCAACCATCGTTAATCCTGGTGAAAAGGCTTGAATCCATATCTGTGTTGAGTTGATACTAAATCCAACTAATCCTGCCAAAGCAGTCATAAATAACCAGAAATGATTAGCCCTTTTCCAATATAACTCAATCTCAAATTTTCTTATGTCATGGGTTTTGATATATGCTTCCTTAATCTTTATGAAGTTAATCGATTCAACCAATTTTCCATCAATGTTTGTAGCTAAAATTTGATTGGTTAAAATACTATCATCATCAAGAAGATACCTTAAATAACTTAGATCTTGTCTTCTTACTCTTATGTGTGTTTGTTCGATTTTAGTCATGGTATTTTTATTTTTTTCCATTAAGTCAAGACCCATTAAATTAAGTTTGTTATATTGTACCAGTATAGGAAATGATTTCTAGAACTGGAAGATAATCAGAACTAACACAGAAAAATAGATATGATTAATGACGTGCTAATCGGTCATATCTTTGAACAAAAGTATATATTTTAGTCCTGTCATCATTATAGGTATCGACCCATTTCTTCAGAGCATCTTCAATAATATATAAAAACTTCACAAAACTAAAGAAGGTCGTGTCACCAATTGTTGTAGTAGGGTATGTACCATCACTATCAATTGCGAAGCTAATACGCCTAACTTTACCTTGCATAACCTTTTTAGAATCTAAATTGGTCATATGAAGAAGTGAGTTCCTAAACTCCCATAACTCTTCAGAGGTAATCTCAATCTTATCAAGTTCAGAATAGTTATCAATCCACTTGATAAAATTATGGTGTTCACCAATATCTATCCAAGCTATGGTATCTATAAATGAAAGAAGTAGTTTCATAGCACTTAGATAATGTTTATTCTTAAACAACAAGTGTATAGCTGAAAAATGGTCATCTTTAAGAAGCTGACCAAAATCAGCTTTATCATCTTTAAAATACTTTAGCACATAATCTTCTTGGTTATCACCGAATGAATAACCAAAATGATTATCAATATGTTCTCTTGTCAGTGGTGAATTATCAAGGGTTATATCAAACTTGATTACCCCATTAACAACAGGTGTAATTAAATACAAGCTATCTACAGGTATATTGTACTGTTCAGTTAGATCAGAAAAGATTAAGACTAAATCGTTCCTCCTTGACATACTATTAGTTCGTTCAAGTGATACACCATTTTTTCTATCAAATAAACTCTTGGGAATATCCCCATACTTAACCATTGGTAGATCACTGGAAAAGTTATTTCTCAAGAATTCAACCTGTTCTTGTTCAGTACTAAACTTAGTTCCATCATGAATAACATAACCAACATGAGTAACTACATCATCTGTTGCAAAGAAGTATAGATTTAAAATGGTATCTGAAATTGACATATCCTTAAGTCCTATATTGAGTTACTGATAAACTGATTCCCTATTAGAATGTTATAAATAAAACTATATAGATTGAAATGGTTCCTCCTGATCATACCCTCTAACGCGAGCTTTCGACACCGATTTATTTTTTTTATATATAATAATTTTAAACGTGACATAACAATATGTCACATTCCTGCATGGTACGATTCATCCCAAACATTTTCTAACTCACCTTCAACTTCTAAAGTGCTTGGTATGAGTTTAGTAAAACGCATATCAATCCAATATAGTGATATAGCCTTTTCTGGTTCTTCACGATATTCTATTACTGCATTTCCGTTTTCAATGGTTGCACGACCAATGACGTGTACTGGACTACTATGATCCTTAAAATACAATTGAAGCGTTTCTATATAATCACGTTCTGATCTAAATTTTTCCTGATAGTACTCTTTGTCATCATAAAAATCAGATTTGTCAATCTCGTTTTCAGTGAATACATGAAAGTATGGAATATCTAAATCGTGAATTTTAGTTGAAATCTTAGAGCGGTAATTAATATTCCAAACTGATAAAGTTGTACTTTGTGACTTGCCGTGAACAGAACTTATCATTCCAAGATTAAAAGACAATAAAGAAGTACTAAGCTTAAAATTAGATTCAGGTAAAGAAGCCATGAAAAATAACTCTTCAAACTCGTGCTTAAATTTATTAATTAACTGGAAGTCATTCTGTATCACAACAATATTTTCATAGTGGAAAACTGCTGAATTTGACCAATTGTAGCTTCCTGTAATTACTACTTGATCATCAATAATACAAAACTTATGGTGCATTAAAGATTTACCAATTGGGTTTTTTACAAACCTTACAAACTCAGAAAGGGGGCCAGTCTTTAAATCATTCTGTATTACATTAGAATATGACTTATTACATAGGACTCTAATTTTTACACCGGCATGAATCTTTTCTAATAATAAAACATTGAATCTGGAAACATTGATCCAAGCAAGACAAATGTCGATACTGTCTTTCGCCAGTCTCAATTGTTCGATTATTTTACTTTCAATGTCATTGAAATAACAAGAGTTATGAATTGGATAAAGCTTTTCCATAGTCATTCCTTAACTATAAATATGAGTATGTATAATAAACAGGGAAAAAACAAAATGCAACGAGTTAATAAGTTAACTATTACCTACAGTGAGTTATCACGCCAGTACGGATACGATGTATCAGTAATCTCGCGTCAATGGGTTGCCAATGGACTTGATTGTACTGAATCAGAAGCTGAAATCTATAAATGGATTCGTGAGAACATTATAGATAAATTACGGAATGGTGACATAAAGGAACAGATGGATCGTGAGCGTCTAGCTAAACTATCTGCCGAACGTGAATTAGCAGAAATTGAATTAGCAGAAAAACGTGAAACTGTTATCAGTACTGAATATGTGGAACAAATCCTAACGCAATATTTGTTTCAGATTAAAACATCTATCCGTACTATTCCCAATGAAATCTACCTAGAACTATTCAGTCAGAATGACGCAAAAGATTTAAGGGATATTTTACGTACTGCCATAGATAAACAATTATATAACTTAGGTGAAATGGAATTCACCCTACCGGATGATATGGATATATTAGATGAACAATCAGAATCAGAAGAAATTGACGAGGATATTACAGAACTCTCAGAAGACAATACAACCACCGAAGATACAGAAAACGAGTGATTGGCTTAAATCACCAGAGGCACCAGTAAGATGGGTTGACGGGCCTAGTATGGGGCTTCCGTGGGTTCCATTTAATTTTCAGTGTGAACCTATAGATGTAGCACAGTTGAGAAGTACAAAAAAGATTGTACTTATGTCATGTAGTCAACTACTAAAGACAACAGTTCTACAATCAATTAGTTTTGGTGTGATGTGTAATGATCCGGCAAACTTTGCCTTTGCAAGTAGTTCCGGTACTGAGATAAAGAAATTTAAGAATGGCAAATTCCTACCTGCAATAGAAGGGAGTGAAGTACTTTCAAAGTTAGTAACTGATAAGAGTGACAAGAACGCAGCCAATAACCAGAGTCAGACTGAACTTGTTAATGGTACATTCATATACTGGCTTAATTTAAATACACCTGGAAACCTTCGCGGCATCACTTGCCGCACAGTATTATTGGATGAAGTAAGTAACTGTGAAATTACTGAGGAAGGAAATCCTATAAAACTTGCCGAAGCTAGAACATCAACTTTTGGTGATGATGCTTTGACAGTAGTATCCAGTACACCATTATTTCCCAATGACCTTATCCATGCTGAATATGTAATGAGTGACCAACGTAGATTTTTTGTTACTCATGATTGTGGACATGAATATACTTTTGAATGGGAACAGGTAAAGTTTGAGTTTAAGCAATTAGATAATGGTCGTGCGATACCAGACAGTACTACTACAAAATTAGAATGCCCTCACTGTAAGGAAGAAATCAGTGAACATAGACGACATCAGATGGTATCTAAGGGCAAATGGATTGCAACTAATACTAAGGGTGAAACTGGTGTGGTTGGATTCCAAATCAGTCGTATGTACTCACCTCTTAATACCATAGAAGATATGGTAACGAAGTATGCAGAAGCACTTTATACATTTAATCTTCAAAGTTTCTATAACAATGAATTAGGTGAAGTATATGAGAACGAATATGAAAAAGATTTAGATATACTTAGATTAGAAACATTACGTAGTGATGAAATTAATCTACATAATATACCTGATAAGGCACTAGGTATTGTAATAGGTTGTGATCAGCAAATCGATAGACTTGAGGCAACAACATTAGCATTTGATGAAAAGAACATTTGGGTACTATCCCATGACTTCTTCTATGGAGTTGACTGTACTAAACTTGAAAGTGAAGCATATACTAAATTTGATACATTCGCCCGACAACAATTTGTTTCTAATGCAGGTCGTAATATTCCCACACTAGCAGTATTCCTAGATAGCGGTAATGGCAATGCAACAGATACTATTAAGAAGTTTACCGCACGTTGGTCTAAGTACCATCCTATAAAGGGTAGTTCCAGTACTACCAGCCCATTATTCAAGGCTTCAACGGAAGCTGGATATAAGCTACAGATACTTAACGTACATGAGCAGAAGCTAACTATTCGTAAATGGTTAAATCTAGCATTAGGTGATGAACCTGAATCGGCAACAATGCAATTACATTTCAGTAGTTCATTACCCCATGATTACTTTGAACAGTTAAGTGCAGAAGTATTAAAACCCTCTGGTAGTAAACTTGTATGGAAACTTAAACAGGGAGTTAAGAGAAATGAAGCTCTTGATTGTCTTGTGTACTCAACTATCGCTATTCAATATTCACTTAGTAAATTAGGTACACATCAGCCATTAAGAAAATTACGTGAGCATAGAGCAGCAACTAAGTTAAATGATAAATACATTGAAGAAACTACAACTGTAGTTGAACAAAAAAAGGAAACACCTAAACCCCAAAGACAACCACGTAAACGTACTGGTTCTAATTGGTTTGGTAAGAAATAAGGAATAGAAATGAATAACATTTTACCGGATAAGATTTATCTAACAATGAATCCGATGGATTGGTATGCTACATTCCCACCACATACAACACTAGTTATTAACTATCTTAATACTGGTAAGAGTGCAAAATTTGAAAACTTCAAAACTACAGAAGAATCCATTCAGATGTTATTTGATATTACTGGCCCTAGTGACAAAATATTTTGTATACAGATTGATAATGCTATGCGTACTGTTAAGAATTTCACTACAGAATTAATTGATCCTACTAAGTACACGGAAGAATATTCACAATTAGTACAGATGATTAATGAAATTGATGAGGTAATTAAAGTTAAGGTAGCTGGTGGTGGAGTATACAGTACAACAATTAATAATAAAACTTTGGTAAGCGAGAATCTATCAGCACTTGAAAACCTACGTATTAGATATATCAAGCGGGCAAATAGTCTCTGGTCAATTATGAATGATCAGCCAGCTAATGGTAATGGACGTCCTATTAAGTCTGTAACGATGCTACGTGATCCCAATTATCCTAACAGATGGGGAACACGATAATGTTTAATTTTTTCAAAAAGAAACAAGAGCCAGTACAAGTACCTGTACCTAGAAAAAGAACTAAGGAAGTACAACGGTCAAGTTTGCAACGTGAATTACAGAATATCCGTACTGGTCATAATGCACCTGGTGGTGTAATCAACTTTGGTTTCACTAGTGGTATCGCCAGTAACAATATCAATAACATCCTACGTTGGTTCCTTAGTGAATTCCGTAATACCAGCCGTGAAGCAAGCATTCATAATCCCATTGCACGTAAGTATATGAACCTTAGTGTAGATGGTGTAGTAGGTAGTATGGGGGTATATGTTAAGCCAGATGTTCAGTTAGAGAATAAAACACAGGATGAACTACATAAAATTAACCAGAAGCTAGAAAAGCTATGGGATCGTTGGGCGTATGATGCAAGTCGTTTTAGTCTTGATGGACAAATAGGACTTGATACATTTTTACAAGTATTAGAAAAGATTCGTGTAACTGATGGTGAAGCATTTATACGTATTCATACTATAAACGGTACTGTTAAAGTTGAAATACTAGATGCAAGTCGCCTAACGCAGTTGAATAACCAATGGCTAGCTAATGGTAACTATATTAGTAATGGTATTGAATTTGATAAATATCATAAACCAGTGAATTATTACTTCTGTCAGTACAACCCTATTACCTATACCTATGATGCAGTAAGTTATGAGATTATTCCCGCTAATGAAATTTGTCACTATATGGTAACTGATTTTCAGGGGCAAGAAAGGGGAATTCCAGACCTAGTAAGTACTACTAAGATTCTTGAAGACCTAAAGAACTTTACTGAGGCGGCATTAGTCGCTAAACGTGTTGCCGCTTCAAGTATGGCATTTATTACTAATAACAATACTGAAACTGATAACGTTGACCTTCAGGCGGGTGAGATTGACGAAGCCACTAAATACTACGAGTACCTAGAAGCGGGTGCAATCTATGAACTCTCAAAGAACCAGGATATTAAAAGTGTTAATCCACAGGCTGGAGTAGACCACATTCAGGAATTCACTGATGAGTTAATGAAACAAATCTCTATGGGTTTGAACGTTACTCAACAGGCATTATTAGGTGATACAGGTAATGCTTCATTCAGTGCTGCAAAACTTAGTGAACGCCTACAGGCAACTACTTTTGGTACTCGTACTAATTTGTTAATTAATAAAGTACTCAAACAGATCTATATCACATGGTTAAAAAATGAAATGATTCAGAATCCAAATCTAGGACTTTCGTTCTCTGACTTTGATGATCTTATTTGTGCTCGCTATATTCCACAGAAGCCTATTAGTTTAGATCCTCTTAAAGATATTCAAGCTAACGTAGCCCTACTTGATGCAGGTCTAGCAAGTAAGACACAGATTATAAGTGAAATGGGTGGTGATCCACGAATAGTATTTGAAGATATAGAAAAAGAAAAAGCATTAGGACAAGGAAGTTCTAATGATATAGATAAGGACAATCAAGAGGATGAAAATCAAAAAAAATCTTAAACGTGAATTACTAGTACCATCTAGTTCTATTGACGTTGAAAACCGCACAATTGAAGTTGCATTTGTAAGTGAAACTCCAGTAAGCCGTGTAATTGATAATCAAGTATTTTATGAAATTCTATTATGTAATCCGGAAAATGTAGATATGTCCCGTTTGAATAATAACGGGCCAGTACTTTTCAACCATGATAGAGATAAGTTAATTGGTGCAGTAGTTAACGCACGTATTGATGCGGATAAAGTAGGCCGTGCAACATTGAAAATTAGTGCTGCTGGATTAGGTAGTACCATGTTTGCAATGACCCAGGAAGGCATTCTAAACAAAGTCAGTATTGGTTATAACATCTTCGATTATCGAATTGAAGGTAATAACATTATTGTCACTGACTATGAAATCTATGAAATCAGCCTAGTTACAGTACCTGCCGACGATACAGTAGGATTGGGACGTAGTGAAGAACTCGAATATCAGTTAGAAACTGCTAATCAGAAATCAATAAATACCTCAGATAAACAAAATTCTGAGGAATCCGAAATGGAAGAAAATGATCAAGAACAAGTACGTCTAGATAATGAAGAATACGATATTAAAGAAACACTTATTGTAGATAATGATGAAAATGGTGGTGTAGCCAACATTGAACTATCTGATGGTGAATTGGAAGAACTCGTAAGTAAACGTCCAGACCTACTAAAGAAATTACAAGATAAAGGCGTAGAGCCAGAAACACTAAATAGTAATGAACCAAGTGAAGATGAAGACCAACGTGATTTAGATACTTATCCCGATGCTGATGACGAAGCAGATCATACAGTTGATGAAGTACCTAATAATGATGGTGAAGAAGAACGTAAACGCGAACTTACTTCAATTGGTAAAGTGCTAAATGTGGATGTATCAGATGCAATCGCTAAAGGAATTAGCGTGACTGATTTCAAACGTTCACTAAATGAAAATAAAAAACCTAACGTTAAGGAAAACAATAAAATGACTAAATCAGTTATTAATGGCCTAATCCGTGCTGCGGCTGAAGGCAAACCATTTGAAGGCGACCGCCTACAAGTACCAGCAAATGAACTAGTACGTGCTACTTCTACCGCTGCTGCTACTGGTGGTGCATTAGTTAAAGAAGTATATGTAGATTCATATATCGATGTTCTACGTGCAAATTCAATCTTCGCACAACTACCTATTCAAGTATTCTCTGGCCTAGAAGGTGAAGGTAATCTAGTACTACCTAAACTATCAAGTGATTATACTGAAATGTTCGCTATGATTTCTGAAGGTGCTGATTCACCTCTAGTAGATGCTGCTTTCGAGCGTATTGTACTAAAACCTCAAACTTTCTCTGGTTCAGTACCAATTACCCGTACTCTAATCAAATCTGCTGAAACCGCAGAACGCTATGTTCAGGATTCAATGGTTCGTGGTGCAGGACTAAAACTAGAACGTCTAATTCTAGATCAGATTGTTGCTGCTGCTCCAAACGAAACACTAACCGCTGCTCCTTCACAGAAAGATGTACAGGATGCACTAGCAGTTCTAGCGGCTGCAAACGTACGTGTAGATAATGTAGTTGCTGTTGTTCACCCTACTACCGCTGCTGCATTACGTTCTACTCTAGTTGGTAATAACACCGCTGCAAAATACATGATTGAAGGCTTCCGCTTTGAAGCATGGTTATGTGATTCAGTCCGCGTAATTGAAAGTACCCAAGTTAAAGCTGGTGAAATTGTTTTTGGTGACTTCTCCAACGTGATTTTAGCCTCCTGGGGCGGCCTAGCTGTTGACCGTGATGATACTACTCTACGTGCTTCACAAGGTATTATCCTACGCACCTTCGCATACATTGACCACGCTGTAGCACACGAAGAAGCGTTTTATGTAATGAAACTAGCGGCGTAATAAATTATGAGATCGTTTACTAATTCACAAGTAAGCGTCTTTCTTAATGCCTTTGGTGAGAATTTAACATTAACCAGTGGAAGTACAATCCAAGTTATCTTTGAACAGGAAACAATAGGAATTGAGACAGAAGCTGGTGTAGTTGAAACTTCAGAGAATTACTTTACAACTTACACAGGGAAGGCGTCCTATACTGATACCTTCATCTGGAAAAACAAAGTACAAGAAATTTATAACATTATTGATGACCTATCGGGCATGAGTAATTACTATTTTAGGAGTCGCGTATAATGATTTTATTTGATATTAAAAATCTTATCGTTGGCTCCTTTTCTTCTTTGGGTATTACTGTAATTTCACCAACAAACATTAACTCAGACGCATTACCATATATTTTTTATGTAACTAATTTAACTGAAAATGGTGATAACATCCAAATGGGAAGAAACCAAAATTCAACCCTTACTTTTGACATTATGTGTACTGCAAAGGAAGCAGATAAAGTACAGTCAGCAATTCAAAAAGCCTATGATTATATGATGTCCCAACAGTTCGTATTAGATGCGAAAGATATTTGTACTATCAGCACTGCAACCAACTACCAAAACCAAGATGATTATGATCCTACAAGTGGACTAAATACAGTTGTATTAAGCATGAGGCTAAATTACATTACAATTAAGAGGTAACAATGGGTAGTATCTTTATAGGAAATACTACTAAACTATTCTATAACTCAGATGCAGGAAATAACATTCCCAATGCACCAACATATACAGAGATAGATCAGTTAGGGGCTTTTCCACAAGTTAAAATAAATTCAAGTACAGAAACATATGAAACATATAATGAAGAATATGTATCTGTACTTGCAAGCAATAAATCAATAGATTCTGTCAATATTGTAGTACATTACGTACCAGATAATGAATCTCATCAATTTCTTGATAGGGCATTTGATAATTCAACTAGATTCCAAATTAAAGTATCTCTATATGAATCACAGGAAAGTTTAGACCAGCATTATGTAATTCTTAATGGTTATGTAAGTTCTACAAATCTAAGTGGTGCTCGTGACTCAGTGGTAGATAAGACTTACGTATTCAATGCCGAAGAAGTAGTAGCACGTGGTACAGCTAAAGATCCCGCTCCACTTAAAGTAGGTGATTATGGTGTAGGTGCTAATGGTTCTGCTGATATTCCGCAGTATGAATCAGAAACGCCTTCCGGTAACTCATTTATCAAAGTACCTTCAGACCAACAACAAAATCCTACTGGTGTTGATATGCTAGGTATTGCGGGTGTAGATGATGATAATATTACAAAACTAGCAATTACTGAAAATGGTAGTCTAGGAATCTATGCTAAAAATCAGTCAAGTGATTGGCAACAGATTCTAACTAAGCAACAAATGGATGGTGTATATGTTCCACTTACCCGCACAATTAACGGTAAATCACTATCAAGTAACATTAGTCTTACCAGTGCCGATACAGGCTCCTTAGCACTCACTGGCGGTACTCTTACTGGTGAAGTACGTGGTACTGGTATGATCCTTTCCAATGGTATAACGGCAACTAATATTGTTGCAACAAATGCTATCACCGCAGACACAACAACTACTCAAACATTAAATGCAACTAAAGGCAACTTCACTAATGTAGCTGTTGAACAAAAACTAACTGCTAGTAATGTTGATTTAACGGGTAAACTAACTGCAGGCAGTATTGAACTTGTAAATCCATTGGCAATTACACATGGTGGTACTGGTAATAAAGTTGGTAATGCTCCATCTGCAACTAAGTTGAATACAGCACGTACAATAGGTGTAGACCTTGAAAGTAAAACCGATATTCCTTTTGATGGTACTGCAAATGTACGTGCTGGTATTTTTGGTATTCTACCTATTACCAATGGCGGTACTGGTTCTAATACGTTAGCAGGACTTCAAACAAATTTACAAATTGACCGCTATCAACAAAATGCAAGTGAAACGTCAATTTTTTCACCTGATAGAATATCATATTTAACTATTAGCAATGATTCATGGGGCGTTTATTCAAATAACATTGATGGTAATAATAACGGAGGATGGAAACCACTTGCAATAGGTCAAGGCGGTACTGGTGCTATTACAGTTGATGGTGTAAGAAGCAACTTACAATTAGGTAAAACGCAGGAATCAGTTTTTCAGGACACAACATTAATTCGTAGTGGTACGAGTACATCGGGTACAACTGGCATTCTATCGGTACGCAAGGTTGATACTAATGGTGCGACGATTTCACAATCACGTTTGTATAATGAATATCAAGGATCTCTAAACAAAACTACTATTCATACTGCTGCAAATGGTAAAAATGCGTATCTCCAATTTGATGAGAATGCAGATCTATACGGAGCACGTGAAATAAAGTTATCAGGTAGTCTAACCGCCGATTTATCAGTTTGGGCTGGACAATCAAATGTAGTAGGGGTAGGTACTAAAACAGGCGGTGATAAGAACATTTTTCTTAGTAACGTTACTGCTGATGGGTCTTCTGGTTCATGGGTAAACTACGTAGAAGGGCATTGGTATAACGACCGTTGGAATCTAGGTTCAATACGTACAGATTCTTCCAACATTAAGAACTTACGTTTACAAATGTCAACCTCTAATGCAGGCTCTGCACTATTTGATTTCTATCCGACTAATGGTGGCTATATGTCTGCTGGGCGTGGTGTTATGGGCCAATGTATTCAAGGTGGTTGGGGTATTGAAGGTACTTCAATGGGTGCTCCATTCTTTGCAAATACTGTACTAAACAACGATGGTGGGTGGAGTCCAATTGTTGCTGGCGGTTCTCAAAGTACAGGTGGATATAGTCTAAGGGCTGCATTCGGTGTAATCAGTAATGGTAATAACCGTTGGCCTGATGCAGCTATTAAGTTATTAGGTGATGGTACTTATAATCGCGGATTTCAGTTTACAGTGACGGGTGATATTGTAACATGGGGTAATGGTTCTGGTTTTGAAGGTAGTTATATTTTCACGAAAGCAGCTAACTCCGATAAAACACTAAAGTATGATATTTCATATACCAATGGTAAAGAATCTTATGATCGTGTTTCTCAGTGGCTTCCGACATTGTTTAAATATAATGGTCAGGAAACCCAACGTTATGGATTTATCGCACAGGATCTACAAAAAGTTGATGAACAGTACGTGAAAGAAGTACAAGGCTATCCAATTTTTGAAGAAGTATTGAATGATGATGGTGAAGTTATTGGTCAGAAACAAACTGGAATGACTGATAGCACATTAGCACTTGATACAAACGTAATGCTAACTGATCTAGCTTGTGCATTTAGATATGTAACTGAAACACAACAAAAAGAGATTGATGATCTTAAATCATTGGTCACTAAATTAATGAATAAATAACAATGAAAGTACCGAAAAGAATTCGGTACTAAACCTTATAAGGAAATATAAAAAATGGCTATGGATATTTTTGCTGGTGCTAATCTAGGCGTATCTATTGGTACTGCTGGTACTACTGAATCTACTACGTGGACAGCTATTCCAGAGATTGCATCATTTGCAACTTCAGGCGGTAATAGTACCGTTATCAATGTTACAACTTTTAACCAACTTTACAGCCGAAAACTTCTAGGATCAAAATCCGTTCCCGATATTAGTCTATCGGTAAACTGGATTCCAGATAATACCGTTCATCAACAACTCATCGCTACTTCAGACAATCAAACTCGTATTCAAGTTAAACTAGAATACTTCCAGGACGCAACCCGCACTACTGGTTATTTCGTTTGTTATAACGCGTTTGTAAGTGCTGATACTGTAAGTGGCGGTAAAGATGAAGTAGTAGTAAAAGAATTTACTCTTGCCGTAGATGGTGGCCCCGTTGCCGCTGGTGTAATCAGTAAATAAAAACAATTAAAAAGGGAAAAACTCTTATGAATATCTTAGAACAACTAAAAGAACAACTAAAGCCTGTACTAACACAGGTAGAATTAACTAATGGTGCGGTACTGTATGTACATAAACCTAAACTATCCGATTTTGACAAATGCAACAATGTAAAAGGAACAATCATTCATTGTGTCTGTAGTGATGAAAGTGGCTATCACTGTTTTTCAGATGGGCCAGAAGAAGGGAAAGTAGATATCAATGATATAGATACATCACTAGCCAATGAATTATTTCAGAAATGTGTTGATCTTTGGGGCGTTGGTGATTCTAAACAGGAAGAAGTTGAAAAAAAGTAAGAGCCAATCCAAAACTACGTTATACCCTGAAGATGTTAAATCGACGGGGTTTTTCTCCTGATGAGCTAGAACAAATTGATCCAGAATTATTTGAGTACCTAATGATATTCGATGAATTCATCGAACCTAATGGAAGTCGTTATGATATGTCACTGTATGCAAACCTTTGTCATTTAATCCTTGTCAGTTCTGGAAACCTTAGTGAACGTGGTCAAAAAGATGCTTCTGTACTGGATTGGGATTTTCACGGCCTTCTACGTAATTATACTACTGGTGAACTACTGGAACATAATTCATCGAAGAAGACTAAAGAAGCAAAAGAACAAATGGATGGTTTGGCAGAAATGATCAAATCAATAGCCACTAAGGATAAAAATAATGGCAAAGAATAATCAACAAATGATTTTTGAAGTTGATGGTGATGTTACTGGATTACGTAAGGCGTTAAGTTCAGGTACACAATCAATTGATAAATTTGGTAAAGAATCTGGTGAATTATTTGGTGGACTAACAGAACAACTTTCTGGTTTAACTTCTAAATTATCTGGTTTTAGTACAGGTCTAGTGGGTACGGCTGGTGCAATGGGATTAGTTGTTGGGGGTGTATATTCCCTTGTTAATTCAAGTGCTGAATATGTAAAGATATACACTGAAGTTGCTAGAACAAGTTCACTAACTGTTGAACAACTACAGAAACTTGAAAAGCAATTTAGTGGATTGGGATTCACTGTAGAAAAGTTTGGTGATCTAAACCGTGATGTACTTGATCATATGGGAGATGCCTTCCGTGATGGTTCTGGCCCTGCGGAGGATATGAAGAAGTACGGGATTAATCTTCAAAACTTTAACAAATATCTTAATCAAACTGATGGCGGTATACGTACATTAGCAGAAGCATTTTATGAAATGCGTAAGGCAGGTAAATCTACAGCAGAAATCACTAACATGATGGAAACATTAGGTTCTGATGGAAGTAAATTAGTAGGTGTAATGAATCAGTACAAAGACGTTACCGAACTAATGAATGCTATTCAGGGACAACATGCAACACTAACTAGTGAAACTTCTGAGAAATATGCTGAATTTGATAAAAAAGTTACTCAATTAAGTTCATCATTCCAGCTTTGGAAAGCTGAAGCACTTGCACCTACTGTAGATGAATTGAATTCACTTTTTAATCTAATGAATAAAGAATGGACTAAAAGTGATTTTTGGGAAATGTTTAATAACTTCTATTATGGTGGTGATGGTAAGTTAGCTAAATGGACTGCACAAATGGACGGTGTAAACCGTGCTTTAATCAAGAATACGCAAGAATGGCGTGATGCACAAAAGAATAACAATTTCCCACCTAAACCTACTGCCGATGATAAGAAGGCTCCAACTGGTGGTTGGGTAGATACTGATAAAGAAGCAGCAAAGGCAAAGGCCGCAGCAGATAAAGCAGCCGCCGCCGCGAAAGCAGCAGCAGCAAAACGAGTACAGGCAGAAAAGGATTTACAAGTTGCACTAAGTTCTATAGGTATTTCAGAAGGTGATATTCGTATCCGTACTTTCGAACGCCAACAGGATGAGATTGTTAAAAAGATTAAGTCAACATCAGCTACTTTAAAACTTGATAGTACTACAATCGATGGATACCTAAATCAAGCCTATAACAGTCGTGTCACTAAGTTCAAAGATATGATTGATGAAATGATAGGTTATTCAGATCCTAATAAGGACTTGCGTAAACTTAGTGAAAACATTGCAGCAGTTGGAAGTAACTTAACTGATGAACAGGCTCAACGCCTTATGATTGAGCAAAACCAACGCGTAGGACTTCAACAATTAGGTACTGATGCAAATAACCCATTTGATAATAAGAACGTACTAGACCAGAAACGGAAAGACCTTGAAGCACAGAGAGATTTAGAACTCACTATCAATGAACAAACAAGTCGCCAATTGAATCTAAGCCAGGAACAATATCAGAAGCGTAAGAAAGATATTCAAGAGAAGTTCAATAAGCAAATGTTAGACGTGGAAACTGATAACACGAAGGCACAGATTGGCGTACTTAGTCAGGCGGCTGGTGATTTGGGTACTATGATGAGTGGGGCTTTCGGTGAGGGTAGCAAAGCAGCACAAGCCGCCTTTGTGATTCAGAAAGGTTTAGCCATTAGTCAAACTGTACTTTCAATTCAACAGGCACTTGCTGGTGCTCTAGCTACTCCGTGGCCTACTAATATTGCCAACTATGCACAGATACTTTCACTAGGTGCGAGTATTATTACTACTGCAAAAGGTGCGGCAAGTGGTAAGGCACACAGTGGTATAGATGAAGTACCTGGTTCAGGTGATCAAACCTGGATTCTAAAGGGTGGTGAACGTGTAGTACAACCAGAAGCTAACCAAAAACTAACGCAATTTCTAGACGGACAACAGAACCAGAAACAATCTGATTCTGGTCAAACTGTTATTAACGCACCTCTTATTATACAGGGTGGTGCTAATGATGATGCTAAGTTCCAATCTATGCTTAAGAAACACCAGAATAGTGTTTCACAGGCAGTTAAGAACGCACAAACAAGAACAACATAAATAATTTAAAGCCCGATATAAGCCTGAAATCCCTGTCAGCATTCGGGCTTTTTCTTTTTTATCATAAATACAAGAAATCATACGATAAGGATATCAAACATGGCATTTTCAAGTAATATTAAAACAACTAATTTCCAGTTATCAAGCACTGAGCCACAATATAGTAATCGTTCGTGGAATGGTTCATTGATTACTCGTAGTACTAACATTCAGTACTATAGAATTCAATTCACATTAAACTTCAATCAGAAAGACCAACAAGAGATAAAGGAATTTCTTGCACGTTATTCACAATCACAACCATTTACTATGGATTTGGGATATCTAAGCCGCTATACGGGTATTCAAAATGGTGCAGTACAGACAACATCAGCAGCAACAGCAGGTACATATAAGATTAATGTGAATCAAAATAATCTTGAAGTGGGAACATTAGTACAGTTCACTAATCATTCTAAGATTTATCGAATCATCGCTAATAGCGGTACATCTATTTCAGTATTCCCCAATCTACGCCAACAGGTACAGACGGGTGAACCAGTACGATTCAATAACATTCAAGGTCAGTTTACATTAGACACTGACAATGATTATTCAATGACAGTACAGAACGTTATGAGCATTCAACTAAAGGCAACGGAGTACCTATAATGAGTCCAGCAGTATTCACAAATGCAGCACTATTAGAATTCTACAATCTAAGACGTGGAACTAATAAGACTGTACTTACAATCAGTGATGTTATCTCTATGGGTGTTATTGTTCGCTGTGTGGATATCTACCCCGTTAATGGTAGTCCAGCAGGCCCACTACACCTTACAGATTCATTCACTAACGTAATGGCAAATGGAATTAATTACACCATTTTCCCCGATTTCATCAACAACAGTTTCCCTACTTTTAAGGAACAGAAGGATATTCAGAACGAATCACTTAGTTTCAAGGTAAGTAACATTGAACCTAGTTTCCGTGTACTTGCTAATGCGGGTGCATTTCGTAAGGCAAAGGTAAATATATATCTAACCTTTATTAGTCCTGCCGACAATACAGTAATTGATCATGACCTAATGTTTAGTGGTTATATCGACTTCTTCGAAACTACTGCAAATAATCAGTATGATGGGGTTATTAATGAAACAACCGTAAATATTAACAGTATATGGAATAAACTAGATGTTCAAATGCGTACTCTTAGTGCTAACTCAGTACATCAATCTGTTCATCCAGGTGATGAGTACTTTTCACTTCTAGGTATTATCCATGCACAACAACAGTGGTCATATAAATGAGAAACAAACTACATAAGATAATTGAAATAACGGACGATGTAATTTCTAGGGAATATGAGTTAGGGCAGAATGATTGTAATACTCTTGTACTAAGAGTGATAGATCTTATGGCTGGTACTGACTATACAAATCTTGCACTAGGAAAATATAAGAGTATTACGGGTGGTAAGAAAGTATTCAGGGAAAATGGATTTAAACACCTTACTGATTTAGTTACACGTCATTGTACTGAAGTTCCATTTCCTATCATGGGTGATATCTATATAGAAGAAGGTGGTGTAAATGCATCTGTCATTCTTAATAATACATATATTTCAGTCGATCATGAAAACAACAAATTTAACAATAAACAACTACCTAGTGAAATGGCAGGGAAGTTTTATAGATTTAATAAGGAATAAAATATGGGAAGTTCATCAACGGCAATTTTGGGGGCTGTTATTACTGCCGTCGCAGTTGCTGCATCCGTGTATACTGGTGGTGCATCATTATCAGTAGCGGCGTCATGGGGTGCTGGAGCTGGAGCACTTAGCTACATTGCATCAACTTCATTAAGTACATTAGCAGTAGGTACAACTACTGGATATGGTGATACAGCATCAACACTAACAAGAAGTACCGAACCTACATCGGGTATTCCTATACTATATGGCGGTACTGGTATAAATGACTTCTGTAAAGTAGGTTCTATTGTACCGTGGTATAACGTCTATAAGGATACAAGTCAGTATCTTTTCACAGAGCACGCTATTGCAATGGGGGAAGTAGGAAATGTAATTAATCAAATCTATTTTGATGATGAACCTGTACTAGCAAATCAAGTTACATATGAGGGTGTAATACGTCAGGAAGATATACTTGAACGTTTTCGCCCATACTTACAGATGGAAGTACGTTTTGGTAAACAGAATTACAGCAATACCAAATCATTAGCTTTACAGTATGCTGGTGATAAATGGAATAACAACTTCCGTGGTAATGGCATCGTACAGATCTGTACTGTAATAAAGAAAACACAACATAGCCTGGAGAATGATATTCTTACAAGGGATGCATATGTACTAACAGTTGAAATTAAAGGTCGTCTTATTCGTGATCTATATACTGGTAAGATTGAGGCCAGTAGTAACCCACCTAGTCAGTTATATGATTTCCTTACTGATACTGTCTATGGAATGTCTATTGATCCTAACAATATCGATTTACCTAGTTTCCAACGTGCAGCTAATTTGTGTCAGCAGTACAATTTTAAATCGAATGGTAATATTAGTTACAGTAGTTCATATAAATCCAATATTGAAAAGATTCTAATGACCTTTGGGGGCATTACCTATATTCATGCTGGTAAACTATATCTAACTATGGATTTACCAGGTAGTAGTGTTGCTACTTTTGATGAAAGTAATATGTATGGTAATGTTAATCTAACTACTACAGGTACTGCCGATTATTTCAACTGTATTGATGCAAGCTGGACTAATGTCGGAAACTCATATAGTACAGACGTAATTAGATTACCTAGTGATATTTCAAAGGATGATGTAATTGCCAGTGATGGTACTGTTATTGCTAAGGCAATGTCATATGAATGGGTACATGACAAAGACCAATTACGTTACCTAGTCAACATTGAATTACTTAAATCAAAGTACCTACAAAATACCCTAGTATTCACTACAGATTCAGCATGGGATATAGAAGTTTGGCAAGTTATTACTGTTAATTTTCCAGAGTATGGATTAAGTAATAAGCAATTCCGTATTCTAGGAAAAGAAATAGTTACTGATGTAGAACACGTTGGTATGATGACAGTAACATGTGTTGAGTACTCACCAGAAGTTTATACAGGTAAAGATCCTGGTGTATTCCCCGTTGATGGTAGTGTACTTGCAGCAGTAACTGTACTTCCACCTTCTGGATTAGAGGCAATTAAAAAGGGTGGTACTGTATCTGGTAATGTGGTTACACTTAATTGGGTTAGTTCACCAGACCAGTTCCTACGCGGATATTACTTGTACTATAAATTGGCTAATGCAAGTCTATGGACATATGCAGGTTCAGTAAATCAGTACATTAATACTTTTGACATTTTCAATCTTGATGCAGATTTAAATTACGATTTCTCTATTGTTGCATATAACAATCTAGGATTTATATCATCCCGTGTAAGTATTCTTAATATCAAACCTGATTATAATTTTCAGTTACCACAACCTACAAATTTACGTCTATTGAATAATGATTTAGGTGGTACTAATACTACTAGTGGTGATTTTATTATAGGTTGGGATGATCAATCGGTATTACGTGTTAATAACTTACCTTTTAATCAATACTTTGGACGTTATCAAATTAAGGTTTATGATACTACTGGTATTTTGTTGAATACCTATTACAGTACATCAAATCAGTTTGACTATACTTTCCAGAGTAATAAGGCAGATGGTACACATCGTAGTTTAATACTAGGGGTATCCGCTCTAGGACGCTCTACGGGAACATATTCACAAGAAACACTCATTACTGTCAAAAACCCACAGGCACCTCTTATACAGGCTCTAGTAGCTCGTAGTGCTATAGGTCAAATAGTGTTTGAATGGTCTAACCCCCTTAATCCTAGTGATCCTACATATCCAGTAGTGAAAGACTATGCGGGTGTATACATTCAGATCAGTAATGATGAAAACTTTACAAGTATTGCAAAGAACTATATCAGTACAAATCAGTGGGGTGATTGGGTTACTGTTGATGATGGTCAATATTATATACGTGCAGGGATGATTGATATTTTTGGAGTTAGTGAGATTCAATGGTCAGCAACGATTCCATTCTTGCAACAAACTTCAGTGCCATTCTCACAGCTTAATAATGATGTGGTAGATGGTATTATAAATAGTTCTGAATTTAACACGGTTAAACAGGAAATCATTACTGATGCCAAGTATACAGGTTGGACAGTAAGCGTTAATAACAATGGATATGTTTCAGGTATTGCATTAGCCAATAGTGGTACTGAATCAGTATTCACCATTATTGCCGATAGGTTTAGTCTAATCAGTTCAGGTACTGCTTCAGCAGGTACTAAAGTTTACCCATTCGTAGTACAGAATGGTACTACTTATATGAACAATGCGATGATTCAAAACGCCGCAATTGGTACATCCCAAATTAGAGACTTAAGTGTCAATAACGCAAAAATTATTGACGGTACTATCCAAGGGGTAAAAATTGCTTCAGCCACTATTATGGAAGCTAATATAGGTCAAGGTCAAATTACCAACGCACTTATCAGGGATGCCGCAATTACCAACGCGAAAATCTCTGGAGAACTCAAATCTGATAACTATGATTCATCAAATGGAACACAGGGATGGAAAATTGATAAATCTGGCGGTTTCCAAATGGGTACAGCAGATGGTAATGGACGTGTACTATTAGATGGTAATGGTTTATCTGTATATGATGGTAACGGTAATATAAGAGTAAGAGTAGGAAGAATATAATGGCAATGGGATTTACAATACAACCGGATGGTTGGAATAAAGTGATAGACGTTACTGCAAGTAGTAGAATACTCAGTAGTCTAGGTAGGCGTCAAATTCGAGGAGGTGGTGCAGGTGACAATGTATCATTTCAAGTTGGTTTAGATCGTCCCTATACGGGTGGTATTTTACTACCCGTACCTACTAAGGCAGTTTGGGTAGATAGTATAAGTAGTGGTCAGGGAAAAACACGTATGAATGTACTACGTGGTGTAGGTGTTAGTGGTGGTAATGCACTGATTAATGCTAGACAGGATGTTTCCTGGGATTCTGGAGGCCAATATGCATATGATATTAGTTTCTTTGAAATACCCGCAGCACAACCCCAAACTTATGGAATCTATATGCAGGATGCTACTGATTTCTGCACTATAAGTGATGTAAACCGTTTTGGATATGTCACATATAGAGACACTATTAATATCAATGGTGCGTGGACTATTCCTACTAGTGTTCCTAATCGTGAATCTTGTGTAATTTTTGCACGCTGGAATAACACTGATACACCATTATTTTTTGATAGGGATAGTTTACAGATACAGACCTTTACTGGATTTGGTAGTTCAGATGGTTCAGTACAGGGCGGTACTGTCAATGGTGTTCAGATAGTAATAGTAAGCACTGGTGTAACTCCACCAGTACCGCAAAGTAGATATGGAACAATCATAGTTAACGCATCTAATCAAATTACATTTAGTTCCGCATGGCCGCCAGTTATATGGCGTGGTAGTACTTACAGTTTTCCATATTACGTAGAGAACGATACAGGATGGGGTGCAAAGATACAGTGGAATGGGTCATCTGGTAATGTATCCCAGCCTATGGTGCCATTAGGTAGTTTTGGGTTCCAGTGTGGCGACTGGTCTGCTTCCGGTACATATCCATATAAAGTTGCATTAAGATCTGGCCTTCTTATGTCAGGTAATAGTGTGAGTACATATCGTGCAAAGAATGGTGTTGGTACAGTATATTATTATACATATCCATGTAGAGCACAGGCTGGGCTTACCATTCCATGTATTGATGCCGCCGATTATTTCTAATAAATAATTATAACCAAACGATAACATAAAAGGCGAAATTATGGATTGGATTATAGGGGGATTAATTGTCCCACTTCTTGCGGGTGTTTGGGCTATGTTTCATAAGTATGTAGAGACTAAGAGAGATCAGGAAGAACGTCTAGACGATCTTACTACTCGCGTGACTATTGCAGAAGGGAAACTTAACAATTTGGAAGTAGACATTACAGAGATAAAAGATTTAAGAAATGAAATCAAACTAATCCGTATGGACATTACAAAATTAATAACATTAATAGAAGAAAGAACTAAAAAGGGACATTGATGTCCCTTTTTTTATTTCTATTATAAATACAATTAGCTAATAAATGATAAGGAAATCATTATGGATTTAAAATCAACACTTAAAATATATGAGGGTTCAACCCCCTATCAAAAGAAATTAGGTTACTACAGGAATGATAAATTCTATCCCTATCAGGACAGTTTAGGGTACTGGACAATAGGTTACGGTCGTTTAATTCAGGGTAAAGAATCTCAATACACAAATGGTATTACTGAGACGCAGGCAGATAAGTTTCTCGATGAAGATATTGCAACTGCAACCAAGGATTTAGCTAAACTAAATGTTAAGTTACCTTCGGATAGTCGATGGAATGACTTTCTAATTCTTATGTTGTTTCAACTAGGATTGAATAAGACATTACAGTTCAAGAAGTTTCTAGCAGCATTGAATACGTGTAATTTCTGTACTGCAATAAAGGAATTAAAAGATTCTAACTGGTATCGTCAAACTCCATCCCGCGTAGATTCAATGATTGAATATGTTCTCAGGGGTTAAGTTATGGAACCGTGGGGATATGCTGATGGACTCAGTGAGGAAGAATTATTAAACGGTGAATATGTTGGTTTCGTATATTGTTTCCGTTTTACTAATGAGAAAACGTGGTACATAGGTAGTAAGCAGATGTACAAGAGAGTAAAGGAATCCAAGAAACTAAAAGACAATAGCGTTGAAAATGGCTGGCGTGAATACTCAAGTAGTTCAAGAATCGTAAATCAGAAGATTGCAGATGGTGAACCATATACACGTACTATTCTCTGGCCGTTCAAATCTATGAAAGAAACACTACTAGTAGAGGCTGCACTTATTCTTTCAGTAGGTCTACATCCATCATGTATTAATCTCGCATTAATGCATAAGGCAAGATTACCTAATGCAGAAGACAGAAAGCGTCTATATGGCGTTATACAGGAAATACAAGGTTGGTTAACATGAATATAAATGGCGGTTTTAAGGCTGGACATACACCACAGGATGCAATTAAGTGGACTAATGACCAGGAGAAATCGATAACCATAAATGTACAGAGTGAAATTACAAAAAGAGTACGGCAACTTAGTTACAAGTTACAGAAAGACATGGACGCATCTATAGCAGGTGGCCCCGTGGCATTCACTAAGAAAGCACTACTATTCAATTTCATTCAGGCAAGTAATGGTAATCGTACTAACCAGATTATTGTACGTGGCGATCAGGCTGCATATTTACGTACTGTCATTACTGACGTAAGGGAAATATTCGATCAGTTCATACCTACTAATAATGCGAAACTTACAGCACAGGGTAACATTACTGGATTACGTAATAACATGAATAAACGTTATAAGGTAATTGAAGCTAAGGGTAAGAAGATGTTAGTTGATACTACTAAGAAAAAGAAAAACCGTAGTAAGCGAATCATAGGTGTGAGGGAAGAGAAGAAGCGGAAGATGGTTTTTGACTTCTTCCAACAGGCCGAAGATGGGGCAAAGTTGATATTAAGTGATGTCAACGGTTCATACACATTCACTAAGAAAATTATATAAGGGAAATAATTATGCAAGAACATTACAGTCAAGAAGATAACAATGAAATTACACTAGCCGATACACAACCACTTATGAATACATATCCATTTGAGAAAGTACTCATAGATCCCCGTTATTTTTCTGGGAAATATAGAGTAGATTCCTTACAGGGTGATTTGATGAATATTGGATTCTATAAAGGACGTGAACCTGATTTGTGCAAGGGTGAATATACCGAATGGAAATATGGTGATGAAGTACATAATGTATATGTTATCGATAGATATACTCTTTTCGTAAAGGGATTGCATATTGAATTATTTCTAGTACAGATACAGAGGTAAAAATGATTGCACTAATCGGAAAGATTATAGTACAGGTATTAATGCAGGTACTATTAAAATTAATACTAACAGTGTTCAGTAAGGAACTTATAGGAAAGGTTATGTTTGCCTGTCTACATAGACTAACAAAACTAACCCCTACTACTAGGGATGATGAATTTATAGATAAGTTGGAAGACCTATACTGGAATGTTAGTGAAACAACAGATCAAGAATCTGATGAACTACTAAAGAAAATACAGGAAAAGAAAGATGAACCTAAAGAGTAAGATAGTATTGGTAGTCGTCAGTATTATCTTCTCTATGTTCATAGGTTGGAAGGCCAACACTATCTATACTGGATATCTCCATGAGAAAGTACTGATACAGCAGGAAGCAGTACAGGAAACTATAAGACAATCTCAGGCAACATTAGCTAGGCAGTTTGAAGAACAAAGAAAGGGATTGGAAAATCTCTATAAGAACAATACTAATACAGTTACTACCATCATAAAAAATAATCAGCCTATATATTCAAATCTATGTCTTGATGACAAGGGGATGAATCAACTAAGGAAATTCAGGGAAGATAGTAAATGAAGAAACTAATCATCGCAATTCTACTATGTCTATGTGTTGCCTGTACTGATAAACCAGTTAGTAACAACACCAAGTACATACAAGAATCACTACTAGTAGAATGTACCAGTGATACACCTCTACCTATGGGTTATACGGGTGAGGATATGTATAAGGCTCTCAATGAATGGCAGGCTGTGTACAATGAGTGTAGAGCATCAAAGAATGCACTAATCAAAGCTGTTAGAAAATAAACTAGTTATCTTTATAAGGATAGATTAAAGTATATGTTTTTAACTTATGTCTAGGAATGGCCATGCATATGATTAAAGCGATATATCTCGATTTAAGAAAAGCTTTACATTGGTTTATAACTTTGTCTCCTACTATTAAAAAAGAAAAACAAGTATTATATTTTTCTTTAAGTATTTTTTTGATTGTTTTATTTCTTATTGAACATTCGCAAGGAAATAATGATCTTACAAACTGGATAATAGCATTGGCAAATATTGTTATGGCATGTGCTGCCGTATTAGGTGTTATCTATGCAAGAAGATATGTTAATGATCTTGTAACCAAAGATGGTTTTAAAATCGCTTTAGAATTGAAAGAAGAACTAATTCCAACGTTACCTCCAATTATTGGTGTATCTTCACGGATATCAAACCTACATCATTTAGCTAAAAAATGTGCAAGTGATAAACTTATCTCAAGAAATAACTTTATTAGTTTGATGGATGATTTTATCGTTTTAAATGGTGAGTTTTTGAGATTTGAAGATCAAGTTTTAAAATTTGAAAAGCTGGATAGGTTACTTAATACCTGTAATTGGTCATCAAGTAATAACAAGAATGATAGTTACATTGAATTGAAAAAATCAACAACTGAATATTGGACTATTGTTCAAATTTTGAGGACATATTTAGGTTCTATTATGGTTGGATACGCCAAGGATATAGATCTTTTTTATGATATTAATCAAAACACACACTCTGAAAGTATTTTAGCAGAGCAGTTTCATTTTAGTCCTCTTGATGATGCTGTGATTAAATCTCTATGTAATTTAACTCATGATTATTTTCACGCTACTAATAAATTTAGAAAGTGTACCAGTGAATTCATAGCTGGCAATGAAAATATTTTCAATTATTTTAAACCTAGATAAGACTATAATTATACTGATGCCCACTAATTCGTGGGCTTTATTTTATTCCCAGTACTGAGAGGTAGCAAATCCGTTAACATTCATATGATCGGTATATGTCGCTCTATACACTGTTTCACCAGTAGATATTTCAATGATATCGTATGTGTAGATTTCTGTTTGCCCCATGTGTCCTTTTTCACGCCTTGATTTTTGTTCATATCTGTACTGATCAAGTGGGAAACGTTTCTGAAATTCTTCATTAGTCATTCTTGTACTCATTGATTTCATCCTCTTTGTTGTTAAACATTGATATTACATTTTTTGATTAAACCATGATACGATTTAGATGTGTAGAATATCTTTTTGGGAACCCAAAATATCCCGTCGATATTCCCGCTATCACCGAAGCCGCCGCGCACTACGACGTGGCGCTGGAGCTGAATAACTCCTCCTTTACCCATTCCCGTCCGGGCAGCGAGCCCAACTGCCGGGCGATTGCGGAAGCGGTCGGCAAAGCGGGCGGGCGGCTGGCCTTCGGCTCCGATTCCCACACCGCTTTCACCCTCGGCAACTTCGAGCACTGCCTGCGGATTGCCAGAGAAGTGGATTTTCCCGAGGATCGCGTGTTAAATGTCACGCCGC